AAAGACAAATGCACGACCGGGCGAATATGGACATACGTGCGCGATGACCGGTCCTACGGCGGCGCGGCAGCGCCGGCGGCGGTATACTATGCTTCGAGCGATCGCCGCGGCGAGCACCCGCAGAAGCACCTGGCCGAGTATGGCGGCATTCTGCAGAGTGATTGTTACAATGGCTTCGAGCCGCTCAGTGTCGCCGAAAAGAAAGCGGTACCGATCACCTTCGCCTTTTGTCATGCGCATGCGCGGCGCAAATTCTTTGAACTGGCCGACATCCAGAAAAATGCCCGCGACCACAACCGCAAGGGCAAGCCGATCTCGCCGATCGCGTTGGAGGCCGTCCAACGGTACGACGCGCTGTTTGAGATCGAGCGCGACATCAATGGATTGAGCGCCGCAGAACGGTTGGCCGCGCGGCAGGAAAAGAGCAAGCCGCTGTTCGATGACATGCACGCGTGGCTGAAAGGGGAGCGCGCCACGCTCAGCAAATCGTCCGAGGTGATCGAGCCGATCGACTACATGCTGAAGCGCTGGGATGGTTTTGCCCGTTTCCTCGAAGATGGCCGGATTTGTCTCACGAACAATGCCGCCGAGCGCGCTCTGAGAGGAATTGCACTCGGGCGTCGAAACTGGACCTTCGCCGGTTCCCAGCGTGGGGCCGATCGAGCCGCCATCATGCTCTCCGTCATCACGACCTGCCGTCTCAACGACGTCGACCCAAAGGCGTGGCTCGCCGATGTGTTCGCCCGCATCGCCGATCTTCCCGTCTCCCGCCTGCACGAACTGCTGCCTTGGCAATGGAAGGCACAACAAGGGACGACTATTGCGGCGGCCGCGTAAACAGCTCCCGGAACAACGCTTGCGAACGCTCCAAGCCTTCATCGGTCAGGATCAATGACTTCGACTTGTTGACCGGGTCGCCGATCATGCCCTTCTTGTGAAGCCGATCCGTCGTTGCCCAGTCGAAGCCCTTCCAGGCACAACGTTCGTTATGCAGCGTCAGCCATAACAGCGCCAAAACCGCATCGTCGATCTTGTCCTCATCGATCTCCATGAACCCACGCTACCACGCGCGGCGCTCAAAATCCTGCGGCCCTCCTCGGATGGATACTTAAAACCGGACCTTAATCGGGGAAAAAGCAACGTCGGTCATAAAGTTTTCTCTGAAGAATCTAAGGCTCGAATGAGCGAGACCCGGAAGGGGAAAGGAAACGCCTTTTACGGAAGGCATCATTCTGCCGAAACGAAGGCACGTCTTAGCGCGCTCAATCGCGGCAAATCCCTCTCGGAAGAACATAAACGCAAAATCGCAGCGGGGGCACGGAGAGGTGAGGAAAGCCACACCTTTGTTGGGTATTATCGGGTTCCATGGGGGATGTTCGTCACATCATCTGAAGCCGCCGAAGCGAGTAATAACCTCATTTCGGCAACGGGCTTGGTGCGTATCTGTAAACATCCAGATCGCGTAATCAGTCGTCAATCGTTCGTCAAATGCCCGTACCTACAGACTCTTGGTGAAGCTGTGATCGGCAAAAAGACTTGGCGTCAAATCGGGTTTTCATTCATCCCGAAATCCACTGAAAGCACCGTCGAAAAATTCAACAACCAAAATTAATCAGGAGAACAGCAATGAACGTTATCAATTTTCCCGCACAAACCGACTACGAAGACCTTTCCTTAGCAGAACGCATGCTGATTTTAGAGTCTTGGCATGAAGAGATGGAAGACAATCTAACCAGAATTCGCGAGTCCGCTGCGAAGATGGTGGAACTTATGGAAGCCAATAGGAAACACCTTTCCTAATCGCCCAAGACCCTGCCGAAAAGCGGGGTCTTTTTGTCATCCACTCCTAAATAATTGATGGCAAACACTACTTCCCCCAAAGCACTTTCACTCATTAAAGCGTCCGAAGGCCGCGTACTTCGGGCGTATCTCTGCCCCGCTGGTATCCCAACGATAGGATACGGGCATACCAAGACCGTCACCAAGCAGGACGTCCGCGACGGCAAGACAATTACCCCGGCAGAGGCCGAACGATTGTTTAAAGCCGATCTTGCCGAATTCGAAAAAGGCGTAGCGAAGCTCGTGAAGGTCAAGCTGACTGATGATCAGTTCGGCGCACTGGTGTCCTTCGCTTACAATCTCGGTGTTGGTGCGCTTGCTTCCTCTACATTGCTGAAGCGGATCAACGGCGAAGCTCCCGTGGCGGATATTGAACGTGCTTGGCTTCAGTGGAACAAAGCGCGCGTGTCTGGCGTCCTGAAAGAGCTTGCTGGACTAACCAAACGTCGCAAAGCGGAATTCGCTCTGTTCGCGGGCAAATGACCGGTTGGCTTTATGAAGGCAAGCCGTTCGATCCGGATTTGAGTTCAGGACAATACGGCTTCGTCTACTGCATCCGGGATCGGGAAAGCGGCAAACGCTATATCGGAAAGAAGTGCTTCCGGAACACTAAGTCGCTACCGCCATTGAAAGGGATGAAGCGCAAGCGGAAGCAGGTGACAGAGTCAAATTGGCTCGACTACTTTTCGAGTAATGAGACGCTAAAAGCCCTTATCAGGAAACACGGTGAAACCCGGTTTGAACGGGAAATTCTGAGGCTGTGTAAGACTGCTTCCGAAGCCTCATACTTCGAAGCCAAATGGCAATTCGAATATGATGTTCTCTTGAGTGAAGGTTACCATAACGACTTCATTATGGTCCGTCTCAATCGCAGTCATTTGAAGCACCTGAAATAGGTGAGACAGATCGCCAAACAAAAAGAAGCCACTGTAGGGCAGGAGAACCCTACAGCGGCTCTGTCATGCGCGTGACGAGAAAAAGAAAATACAACTTTCAGTGACTAAACTATTTAGCGTCCGTCGTTTGACGGTTGCTCACCTTCTGCGAGCCAACCCGGTCGGCTACGTTCCAGAGTCGCAGTGAGATACCTATAGTGTCTCGGATTGTTTCTGATGAGGGACCGTATCGCTTGGACGATTTCTGGTGGAATAGTCGAAAGGTCTTCTTCGAAATCGGCAAGATCGCGATAGAATTTTGCTGTTCTTTTCGAAAGGGTTCCTTCAGCGACAAGCATTTCGTTCACCTCGATTAGATCGAGTATTGCTCGAAGATGAAGCACATTCGGTTCACCCTGCGCATCCCGGTAAATATCCTGTATTGATCGATGCAATTCATACGCCCGATCGATCTCTTGTGAGCGAACGGAATGACGGTATTGCTGTAGTCCGTATACGGCAGCTATAACCGCCGTGAGAGCAACAATGGTGTCAGCTATCGCCGACACCATTTGCCAATCGATGGTCATCTTTGGTGTCCCTTCAGCCAGACACTAAACCTTGTGTCGTTCGCTCCGGTTTTCGATAATCCATAGACGGGCGCAAATGAAGGCAAAGGCAAACCCGATTCCGAGGAAGAAGCCTGCTTCTTCGCTTCCGATTGCGTGCCCTACTCCTGTGCCAATCGCAAAGGGCGCGATAACACCAGTGATCCAGAGCGCGACAGTCCGGAACATATCCATCGTTTAGACCTTACCCTTTTTTGCCAGCACTTCAGCGGCATCGAATGCACCCTTGGCACCCGCCTCGTTCGCGTGGAACATGATGACAGTGACGCCGATTTGCCGTGTCGGCGCGTACATCGGCGTCGAGAAAGACGAGCCCGAATAATTCCCGTAGACGCTGTTGCCGACCACGTTGGCGGTTCCGTACCCACTCGTATGGGTATTCATGCCGACAAACTGCGAACCAGATGCAGTTTGAGCCTGATCAAGTCGGAAGTGCGTGTACCCACGGCTCAATGTCGCTTCCGCTGCCTTTTTCATGGTGATCGCACCGGCAGCACTGGTGAAGAGCAGCCCGCTTGCGTTCGTATCGAGCCGCACCGCATTCTTCGCGAGCGGCATTTCATTCGTTGTGGCACAGGCAGTCAACGCCACGAAAAGCAGCGCGCTTAGAACAAGTCTTCGTTTCATTAAAGCCCCCAAACAGAAATTGCCGGTGGAGTAGAGCGCAACCTGAAGCAGATTCGCAATGTGCCAGCAGCGTTCCGCACAAAATAAAATCGCCAGAAGTTGCTAAGGCTTCTGGCGACACAGGCGTTGGGTAATCCGAAACGCTGATTAGTGGCTTAGTGATGCTGTCCACATCGCGTCTATCTCGGTGTCATCTAGACCAAGAGCCGCGCCAACCAAACCGATCAGGGGATGGGTGCGCTTGAATGTGGTCGCATATTCCCATTCGATCCGTGCCGTTTCCTTTTCAACGCCTTCCGGCATCGCTTCAATTGCGGCATCAACTTGTGCGAGAGAGAAGCTCCCGGACACGAGACCAAGGCGAAGCTGCCGAGCCGTGAGCGGTCGCATAGCAGCGCGGATTTCTTCGATAGTCGGCGGCACGTGTGCTTCTATCGGAAACTCCGGATTGTCCGACAACCACTGTCGAATTGTCGGATTAAGACCGAATGAATCGTCCGGGCGCGTCACATACTCCGCATCGTAGGTGTCGCCTTGCATATCCGTGATGTTACATTCAAGAATATAGACGCCTTCTTCTTCCGTTGCGGATACAGAGTAGACGTTGTTGAGACTCGGTGTCATTTATTAAGCAGTCCTTTGAAAAATCACTAGATCAAATTCGGCATTACTACCACGTGCGCGCCATGTACCAGAGAGGGAAGCACCAGTGCCCGAACCACTGGCTACATAGCGGTTGTTGTCGCCGCTCCAAATCCTAATGGCATGTGATGCGTTGCGGGCGACGTTAAGCGAACCGTCATGAGCCATTACAATGTGACCAAGCGGAAGGACAGTTTCGGTCGCGCTACTGCCGGTGTAGTACTTCGCCAAGTCGTAAGTATCGATATTTCCGGAGTGGAGTACGGTGTATTCGGTGCCATTGACTTGGTATTCTAGACCTTGCGTGCCGCCGTCATTCTTCAATGTTAGCGCCGTGTCACCGCCCGTGGCGACGTCGTTGAGAAGCCTCAAGCCGTTGTTATTGCCGGTGCCATCAAGGTACTGAATGTAAGCCTTGCGCGTGGTGCTCTGATAGAACGAAATGTACGGGTCCGTTGTGGACGTCGAACCAATCAGACGAAGGGCTTCGCTCGTGGTCGTAATGTGAAGCGCGCTTGGAAAATAAGAAGCTTTCGTATCCAACTCGAAACGAACCACTTCAGCATAGTTCGTTCCGTCCGACGAACCGTCAAAATACAGGTTGTTGGCGTCCAACCGAACACGCGCATCATAAGCACTTGCCGTCGTATCCTGAAGGCGGACATACGGCGACCCGTTGGAAATCGTTAGATCGCCCGTCGAAGTGAATGCCGCATTGTCGCGGTAAAGGTCGGTTGCGTGATAGCCGTCAACATCGTCGGCAGAAAGACCAGACGACGCGCCGTCATTGCCAGCATGCCAAACCGTACTTCCATTGACGGTGATAGACGCACCAACAGAGGAAGGGGTGAGAACAATGTTTGGCGCTGTATAGGTTGCATCGTTGGATAGCCCGATACTCTTCGCCGTAGTGTTTTCGAACGAAAGTGTCGCCGAAGCAGCATCGCCACGCTGCCGGATTGTCCATGCACGGTCAGTAGCCAGTGTGAGAAGGATTTCGCCGTCCGTAAGATCGCCGTCACCAATCGTCACGCCAGACGTGAAAGTCTTACCAGCCATCGAAGTGGGAAGGCGTGCGTCGGCAAGCGTGCCTGTCGAAAGATCGGAAGCCGAAGCGGTATTCGCTACCGTCGCCAGACCAAGCGCCGTGCGCGCACCAGCGACCGTGTTAGCGCCTGTACCGCCACTGGTAATGGCAAGTGCTGTCGTCAATGTGAGAGTGTTCGCACTCGTAGTGCCGTTCAGTTTGACATCCTGATCAATGAAGCCAAGAAGCACGAACGAACCGTTGTCATAAACGACTTCGATCACGCGATTTGCTTTGATTTGTGAGGCAGTCAGCGCCGAATCATCCGGCATAATGACAGCTTTAGCGCCAAGCGAGTTGATGTTGAGCGTTGCCGCGCCCGTGTTCGCCCGATCTGCGAAGAACGTATAACGCTCACCTTCGACGTAGCCTTCCGGGGCACCTTCGTAGGTCAAAATAAATGCGTTACCCGCGCCCGTCGTGGTGTAGAACGGATTGGTTCGAACGTAGTTTCGCTTGGCAGCACCCATGATGGCACGGATAGTAGGGGCGAGCGTAGACGGTGCATGACCCCCTTGGATACCATTAGGACTTACGCCAGAATTGTCTGCGTCAAGCTCGTGCCAATTGGACGAAGTGTAGTCGGTCATTGTGGGTTTATGTCCCCTTCTTATTATCGTTGTCTTTGTCGTAGCCAATATCCCTCAAATATTCGCCAATCGCCTGATCCTTGCTGATTGCGTACATTTTGACGAGATTCTTGACGTGTCCTTCCAAACCGCCTTTTTGCATTTCGGCTTTCGGCACGTTCGCCAACCACTTCACAAATTGCGGATTGGTCATCAACTTACCGACGCGCTTTTGATAAGCCCAATTCCCCGCTTTCGCGGCAGCAGTTGTGCCCATCTTCATCGCCGTGGCGGCACCACCTGTACTGCCCATATCGAGCGCAATGGCGAGCAGATTGAATTTATTGAACGGGTTCAGCGAATCCGCAGCAATCGCATTGCTAAGGGTGTTCGAATGATTGTTGAACTTGCCATGCTTCTGTAGTTCTTCGGCAAGTCGTCCAACCCTATTCAGGTCTTCAAGAAGTCCGTCGTTTTTCGTACCTTTGAACAAGGCTTCCTTGGCTTCCTTGCTGAACTTCTTGGGATTGTTCCAATTGCTCAAGAATGTGGAAATTTCGAAGGGCTGGTCCGGACCTTTCTTTCCGATATCGCTGATAATGGAACCCTGAATTTCCGCCCATTGATCTTCACCGCCTTCTTCCTTGGTGATGGTTCGGCGGATGGCAGAAACCTTGTTGCCCCCATCTTTCATGTTTCCATAGACTTCACGGAAGATAAGGTCAGAGTCCTTCTTTAGGACTGTATCAGGCAGGGATTTCTTACCGAACTCTTGAGAGAGTTCGCGATAGTTTGAATTAGCCTTACGCCATGCATTGGCGGCTTCATCACCGGAAGCAAGGGCGGTTTCTTCCATGTCGCGGGTAAGTGCGTCATAGAGACCGTTCAGGCGGTTCTTCAAGCTCTTATCAAGACCCGGCTCATTGGCGAGACCACCAATGTACGTGCGGTATTCCTTCAGTTCCTTGAAGTTTCCAACACCATTCTTAACGTCTTCAAGAAGCGGGGCGGCTTCGTCAATCACACGATCAATGTGCTTGGTGTGAATGCGCTGCCCGACATTCGAAAGAGCCGACTTTTCAGCGGTCAAATCCGTGAGATACTTCGCCGTGTTCGAAGCCGTTGGCGTAGCAGTGACCTTATTGGCGACGTCGTCATAGAGATCGTTCGAAAGAGAATATGCGGCGTCCTTGGCGGCTTGTGTCTGTTCCTTCAGAGCTACGCCAATTTGCGGGCGCGTCATTGCGGCTTTTCCGCCTGTCATCTGCGATACGATGCGGTCAAACTCGTTACCAAGACCCGTGTGGGCGTTATTGATAAGCGTCTGAATTCCTTCGCCGGTTTTGGTGTTCTTCAGTGTATGCTCAATTCTGGAATGGCGCGCATTGCCCGACACCATACCCGGAGTAGGGGTCACACCAATAGCGTCGAAATCAGCGACACGTTCGGCGACCTTCGCGGCATCGTCGGCACCACCAACGAACGCTTTCCTGACCGTATCGCCCGCGAGGTCGGCGACCATACGACCGCCCTTCTTAACGAGCGGACCGGCAACCATGCCGACACCTTCACCAGCCGCGCCAAGCGCGAAGGTCTTTGCCATGTCAGCGGCTTGTTCTGTGCCGGTTCGCGAGTCCTCGTTATCGAATAGCCAGTTCAAGCCGCGCTGTGTAGCCTCACGACCAACAACCGCACCTGTACCAGCACCAGCCATGCCGCCGAGAATTCCACCGTAGCCAGCGCCACCAAGAGCGCCCGCCGCTGTACCCGCAACAGGAACGACAGACCCCGCAACGGCACCCGTCGCACCGCCAGCACCAGCGCCAAGCATAGCACCGCCCGTTCCGCCGATTATTGCGCCGACGCCTTCGCCGATTTCCGGAATGATAGATGCGATATCACCACCATCGGGAATCCAGCCTTCGCTATTGTATTTCCGAACCTTGCCGCTCGTGTCGGTAAAGATGAAGTTGTCTTCGCCGTATGGCTGCGCATCGGGGTAATATTTGCGCAAGGCGGTAAGACGATCTTCCGGCTTATCGAGCGCGCCAACAGCGGCACGAACATTGGCAGGAGCATCGTCGCTTGTGTCGATAAGATCAGGATTCGGACCGCCATTCTTCAACGAACCATCAGCGCCCCACTCGTATTGATCGAACGCTTTGGAAAGCTCGTCATCACTCGAACTTGGTTCGCCCCATTCGTATTGGTCGAATGCCTTGGCAAGGTCTTCTTGTTCATTCATCTGCCGGATTTTTGCGGCAGCTTCAGCCTGAGATAGTCCCTGTTTCTTCTTGTTATCCGAACCCATTTCGCTCGATATTCTCTCTTTCAATAACCGCCCAATCCGCCCAATCCACCGCGCTTCTTCTTCATCAAAAGCGGCGCGGCAGACGACAACATTGTAAGTTGAACCGGGGCGGTATCCTGCCGACCACGAACACTGTTTTGAATCTGTTTATTTATGGATTCGGTATCTTGAGTGAACAGCTTGGCGACATCACCAAACAATCCGGCGCTCTTGTCGATATCCTTCTTTTGATCATCGGAGATATGCCAATCAGTACCGAACAGCTTATTGGCTGCGCGAACTGCGATGCCGTCATTTGGATGAAGATCGACTTTCCCAATGGAAACACTATCGCCTTTCGGTGCCTCTGCTTGTGCCGAATTCGGAGATGCAGACGGAGTCGCTTGTGATTGAGCAAGCGCTTGCGTTTCCGCTGCTTGACCATCCACGGTCGGCGAATAGCCCATCAATTGTTTTGCGTAACCGAAGCGGTTATTCCAGCCATGGGCATTGGTCGGATTGGAAGCCGACCAGCCTTGCGGGCGCTCGAAACCGACAAATGCGGCGGTAGCATCTTCAAGAGAGCCGGATTTGCGCAGCCTGTCGCCAGCGGCTTTTTCGGTCGTGTTCAGTTCGTGTACGAGATAATCAAGCTGACCTTCAGTGTCATTGGTGAAGGTTCCAGCCCGCTTGCGCTCATCAAGGTAGCTATTCAGAGCACGAGCACGAGAGCCATTCCACTGCGCAAGACCAATGCTATTCGAGCCGTCACTACCGTCACCACGGTTGATAGCGCCCGTATTCAAGCTCGATTCCTGCATGAGATTGCCGACGACAGCGGCGGCTTGATAATCGCTCATGCCGTGCGTGTTCATGAGGTGGCGTTTCAGGTAAAACGCGCGATCTGTTACCGCCATTAGTTGCGCCTCTTGCCTTTCGGTCTCGGAACGCCATCAGGACCGAGTACCCACGTACCTTCTGGTAGAGCGTCCAACTCTTGAACGTTGGTCACACGGATCGGATTGGATCGGGTTCCCGGAGCAGCGGTAGTTGTCGCGTCTCCATCGCCAGAGCCGCTATTGCCTTCTGTCGTGACGCCAGCCATTTGCCGATAGCGATCAACACCGCGTTGGACGACGCCACGAAGCTCATTAAGGGCTTCCCGGTAATCATGTTCGTCCTGTGCTCGATTCAGCCGTGCGATAGCGTCTTGAGCCTTTGCGCCTTCTTGTTCGGTAATCGCACCAGCGCCGCGCAACGAATTGAAGGCTTGTAGGAACGTCTGTCCGCCAAGCTGATCCATCTTGCTACGGACGCGGGCGGCATCGGATGTCCAGTCAGGTGTACGGGCATCAATCGAACCGACCATTGAATCAAGGTACGGATCATTCGAAAGACTATCGATGGACGCCAGCATTTCACTTGCTGCCCCTTCCACCTTGGGAAGGTTGGCGGCGGTTTCACCCTGTACCTTACCGGCTGCGTTCTGGCTTGCTTCCCCGGCAACATCCTTCGGAGTTCTCGAAATGACGTCACCAGTCTTGCTATCGACCGTGATAATCTCTGTGCCGGTGTCGATTTGCTTGGTGCCGGATGTCGGACTGAACCCGCCAGTATCGACCGTATGGAACGTACCATCATCAGAAAGCTGCCCAATAACGGGGTTTCCATCCTTGTCGGTTCCCCAAATCGGAGACACACCAAACTTCTTGGTCTCGGCATCGACCAATTCTTTCTGAATTGCCCGCGCGCCGTCCGCATCACCAGCAGCCGCATAGATGCCCATGAGTTCATTAAGCGCTTCCGGAGTGTTGCCCTTATCGCCCCATTTCTGTTGCCAATCCGCCATTTGTTTACGGAAGTCTTGGCTACCCTGAAGCTTGATCTGTGCCGCCTGATTTTGAAGACGCTGTGTCGCCAACTCTTGATTGCCAGACAAGGTGCCGTCATAGCCTTTCACACCACCGGCAATGCCATGCCCAATGACCCCAAGAAGGTTCGTAGGATCACGCGAAGGACCACCAGCAGCCATCATGCTCGCACCAGCCATCAGGAGACCACGCGACAACGCTTCGCGTTTCTCCGGGTCTTCCGGAAGCCATTGAGACAGCCAATTGGGCTGTTCGTCGGGTGTCGTTACCGCTTCGAAATCACTCGGTTCCCCCGGCTTTTTCTTGCGCTGTGTATTCGAAAAAAAGTCAAAAATTCCCATCAAAATATCCCCTCAATTAAAAGAGACCGGCAAGCGCCGCCAGAAGGCCCAAACCCTGACCAGCCGTGTTGTTGTAAACCGGGGTGGTTGTGTTCGAATACCCACCGGCATTCGCCAGATTGATCATGTTGGAGATGTTTTGGAGCGGCTGATTCTGTTGCGCGTCCCAACGCTGAATGTCCGCATTTAGGAGGTCTTGAGCACGGGTGTCTTGCTGCTGACCGACAGCCGCCAATTGCTGTTGCGGCAGGTATTGGTTCTGGTAGGTTTGACCAGCCATTCCAGCAGCATTTAGCTTCTGTGCGTTAACCGCATTCGTCTGCGAATTCGCAGCATTAGCGGCATTCAAGCGCTGATCATTCGAAGCAAACAAGTTCGCAATGTTGTTCTGGTAATTGGACGATGCGAGGTTAGCACCAGCCATCTGGAAATCACGATTGCTGTTAAGCGCGTTCTGCCGTGCTGCTTGCTGGCTATCGCTCGTGCTGGCAAGCGACTGGTTAGCATTAAGCCTGTTAGCCACGTCCTGATTAGCGAAGTTGCCGTAGGTGTTCGCCGCATTAAGCTGGTTTTGCTGATCCTGATTGTACTGCGAACCGTACATGTCCGTCGCCACCTTCGCCATTTCGTTGGCGGCGGTAGACTGTGCCGAATTAAGCTGGCGTGCGTAAGCACCGGAACCCATTCGACCCATCGCGGCAGCTTGCGAGGCAATGCCCGGATTGGTGACGTTCTTCAGCTTCTCCGCAATCTGATCCTGTGAATTGGACACCATCTTATCGAGCCACGGATTGTTGCCGACGTTGGCACCGGAAGCCGTAGAGCGCAAATAGTCCATTGCCGGGTTGCTGCCGGTCGCAAGGCTGTTGGCTTGGTTCTGCTGAAGACCCATAGCGGCGTTGGTGTAGTTCTGCCCAACATTCGAGCCGTTGGCGATGTTCTTGGCAATCGCATCGGTCGGATTTGTGCCGAGTTTGACACCGTTCTGAAGCTGCGAAAGCGTCTGATTGGCTTGGGTGTTGGTGCCCTGAGTCATCACGCCATTAACGGCATTCGTCGCATTGGTGAGAGCAGACGTATTGCCATTCCGCGCGAGCGCTTCAGTGTTCTTCAGGGCAACAATCGTCGCTTTGCTCTGATCGGCAATTGTCGAACCCTTGTAATATTCAGGCTTGCCCGAATCATAAAGCTTGTCGGCTTGATCCAAGTACTTCAGAATATAAGGTTTCGCGCCATCCCAAGGTTCGGTCTTTTGAGTTGTCTGGTCGGGAGTAGAACCCATTAGTTCAGCCTCTTTATTAATTTTTCTTGTTCTTCTTTGAAGCCATTTATCTTCAAAACTCGGTAGAGTTCTTTACGTGGTGTTCCCAATACCTTGGTAAACCCCTCAACTTTCAGGAACTCACATAGGGTCTCATGAGCCGGAATGATCTCCCGAAGAGCCTTGCCTTTTTGACCACCCAAGAGCAGCACATTTGCGTAGAGTTCGCCGTCGTTATCGACTATCTCAATGACTGAAGCTGCATGCTCCGTTGTCACCAAAAGCCAGAAATTAGAGCGGAGATTTTCAAGCAATTCCGACTCGTTGAATGTGCATCGATCATTGAATGCAGAGAGAAGCCAAGACCGCACTCTTGCGTATTCTTCTTCGCTAAAACCAAACTGCTTAATCATACCCCGAACACCACGTAATCGAATGTTCTGGTTGTCGCGGCGTTTGCATGCGTAATGACAAATGAACCGGCAGAAATCGAAGAGATATAAGCGTTCTCCGATGCAGCAGCGGACGTCCTTGGCTGAAGGAAAATCTTGCTGGTGGACGCTACCTTCGGATTTGAAACCGTTGTCGTTGTCGTTGAATTGGCAAGCGTAACCGTCCCGGTGTTGTCGAACTGCCGGACGACGTTGTTCACAACGCGCTTAATCTGAATTAGGTTTTTCTCGTCATAAATGCTTTCCATTGAGCTATTTAGCGGAAATGCGCTTTGCGATCACCGTTTGCCCGCTACTTGAGCATCAATTTGGGTGGAATATGCCTTCTTCCATTCGTCTGAAATGCTGATGCGGAGGCGCTGATACCGTGACCGCTTTCGGACGTACGCGAAGCCTGTTTCCGAGTGGCATTCAGTGAGAGAAGACCAAGTCATATCTTCATTTTGAAGTTTCCGAGTACCGATCTGAATTCGGGCAGTTCCGTCACCTTCGAACAGCGGACGAACGGCATTTACTATCGCGATATCCGCGTTAGTCTCATTCGGGATATTGCGAGATAGCTGGAATTCTGGCGTCTCAACAGAGAGTTCCATTGTAGGACCGCCGAACGAATAGACCGCGCCGGTAGCGCTCATACCCCAAAGCATATTGGTCCCGCCCGCCCAAATCGGATCATCAAAGGACGCTGGAACGTCATCGATGGAAAGAAACTCGTCTAGCTGATCGATCGTCCACGGGAGACTCACACTGTTAAAAATAAAATGCGTCGTTGCGTCGGCAGTCGTCCATTCGCCCGTGACATAGTTGTAGATCAACATTAGGTCCGGTATTCCGGTCGTCGCCGACTTCGAAACGAACTGCCAATAGATCAGGGTTTTGCGAGGATCAGCCGCCACGGTCATAAGATGTGCTTGGCTGGAATCGAAATTGTCGAGAAACCAAGCATCGATTTTGCCGATGCCAATGGGCGTCAATTGTCCCTGTTCAAGTTTGTAAAAGCCATCATCAGAGACAAAATAATGGCGTCCCTCTACCGTGATAATGGACTCGGAAACAGAGCAACCCTTGCCGACTACACGATCATCAAATTGAAAGATTAGCGAACCGCCCGTGAACGACATTTGAACGATGCCGCGTTGAAGAATGACATAGCAACTGTCATCCGTCACAATCCCTTGTACCGCCCCATATCCGTGAATATCCTGAAAGTCAGCCATGGTCGCGGCAGAGAACGTCCAGTCAGACGGCAATTCGAGACCGGACCAGCGGACGCGATAGGGAACAGCACCGTCAATGGCGTCATATGTGTTGCCAAGAATGACGAAACCCTTGTGCGTGTTGACGTACCTGCCTTTCACCAAACTCGTGAGATTGGCGAACTGTAGATCAACGTCCATATCGATGAATTGCGGTTCATCGTTGTAGTTGGTGAAAATCTGTAGACTGCCGAATTCAACAGACTCCCAAGACTCGGTGTTAGTCGTGCTGTAGCCACCCACGCGGCTAATGTCGGTCCATTGCCGATCTGATGGAGCGAGTTTGTACAACTTGCTTGCGCATGCACCGTAAACCTTTGCGTTGCCGGTCGCGTTCTGCCCAATAGCCGAGCCAAGGGGCCTCGAAACCATCGACGTGTTGGAATAGAGGCTTGCCGACTTCAGCGGGAACAGCGTGACAGCGCCTTGTGCCGAGCCAAGACCGGGAGAGCAGTTATGCGCCTTGACCAGACCGGGATTGTTCAGCGCGGGCAGATCAGGCGTGAACGATGTGAAAGGAATGTCGATTACCAAGTCCCGAACTCCCAAATGATGGGTCCGGATTGCTTCCCGCGACGGTCATCTTCGGCAAGAATGGAAAGCTCTTCCTTCAGGGCGGCATCTTCGATGGCAACGCCTTCAGGGTCTTTGAGCCAACGGAACGACTCCTTCAGAACCGCCCGGAGATAGATGTTAGGAAACCGGTCAAACAGCCAATTGGACTGAACGTCCGTGAGTGCCGGGAATGAAGCCCAATAGGCAATCGTCACTTCATCGTCTACTTCGCCAGCGCTGGACGGAACGAACGACAGGCTGTCACCAATGCGGTAATAGCCAACTTGCCCGCTTTGAACATCGGAAATGGTTGGGGAAATCGGCTTGTAGATACTGCCGGATGTGCCGCTAATCGCGCGCATTTCCAGAAAGTCAGACGGCAATTCGGCGATGTCATCCGCTACGATAAGGGTGACGGTCTTTTCCGAAAGATAGTGCTTGGTAATCGGGCGTAGAGCGGCTTCGGCAAGCCGGATCATCGTTGTTACCGGGATATCGTCGCGGATCGTGTAGGATTCGATTGTTTCAATCAGTTCGTCATACGTCATCGTCACACGGTCCACCTATTCGTGCGGAATTTTGCGAAGTCGGGATCGTTCAGGATGCGCTTCATCTTTGCGTCATCATCGGTAATTCCCTGTCGCATCCATTCGAAATAGAGCGACTCCGGAACCGAGGCGATTGGAACCAAATCACCGTGACGACCGGAGTAATTGAACTCGGATTCCAACGCGGCATTCTGTTCGATAATCGCGTCAACCTTCGTTTCAGTCGTGATAATTAGGTCGTCGCCTTGGCGGGTAATCCATACGCGCCGAGTAGGGGTTTCTTCCCAAAGGAATGTCCCTTGAGACGGCAGCAAATCAGCGCCGGTAAGATTTAATTCGTTCATGCGTGCTCGTTAGACCTGCCTTGTTTATAGCTATTTAGCGGCGGCTAACTTTGAGCAGTGGGCAAAAAAAGAGGCCCCTTGCGGAGCCTCAATTTTCCCTGAATTATGGTTATATCCGTTCAGGTCAGATTGGATCAGTTAAGATCGGCGATCTTGCCGTTACCAGCTTCGTTGCGGCAGACAAGGGTCACTTCGGTGACAATCTGGTACTTTTCGGAGTCGCCAGTGTCGCCGAGCTTCTTCTTTGTCAGACCACGGAACACAGCCTGTGCCCAAAGTTCCGGATTATAGGCAATGACCGTGCGCGAACGGACGTCACGCGAAGTCACAACATCGAAACGACCGAACGGCGAGTCATACATCGTGACGTCACCAAAGACGGTCTTTTTGCTGGCATCCTGATACTTGGTGGCACCATTGGACAGAGCAACGAGCTTTGTCTTCTGTGCCGGGGGAACCAGCAGAATCTTCGGAATGCCGCCAGCGGTGTAGATACCCTGAGCCATCGTGATGATGAGAGGGTCATCAAGCGGGCGGGTCGTCCCGTCCGTCACGGCACCAACAAGGCCCGTGCCACTGTTATAGCCAGCGGTCGCGCCGTTAGCACCGTGGAGCGCATTGGTCTTGATCCACGCTTCGGCACCACCCATCTTGGTCGGGTCACCAATCGAAGAAGCATTCTGCGATACAGCGGCGGCTTCGATATCGAGCTTAACTTGCTTGACGCTCTTGGCAATCTGGTCAGCAAGTTCGTCCTTCGAACCAACGGTATCGGATGCGATCAGAGTACCCGAAACAGCGACGGTTTCGGTGAAAATCTGCGCATGGTTCCGAATGCGGGTCTTGCCCGTGTTGTTTGCCGCAGCAGCATCAGCACCTTCGCTTGCTGCGTTGTCCTTGTTGCGGGCGCGAAGCGTGTCCTGCGTCCATTCGTGAGTTTTCTGCTTCGCAGAGACCTTGGAAATGGAGGTAAGGAACGGCGTATCTTCCGGCGAAATATTCGAAATGATGTCTTCAAGGTCTTCGCGGACGTGAGAAACATCAGTAGTTTTGAGAGTAGCCATTTGTTATTAGAACCTCTTATTATAGGCGACTTCTGATAAGGGCAGCGGCGTCGTCGAGCTTGCCCGATTGCTTGAATTTAGACCATTCTTTCTCCCGATGATCGAAGTTCTTCCGGCTCGTTTCCTTCGCGGAAATCGTCGGCTTCTGTTCGAAATTCTTTACCACTTGAGGCACGATCTTTGCCGTGTTTTCTGCCTTCCAGAGGCGGTAGAGAATACTTACGATTCGATAGTCGGAGATATTATCCATGTCCCGTTCATCAAACTTTTCGTCGATCAACAGTTGGGTCATACCGATCTGAGCTTCCTTGGCGCGGGCAGAATCGCGAAGTTCAGGGAAGGTTTCGAAGAACTTGGTCTTCGATTCAGCAAGCCTTTCCTGATGCAACTGCGCTTCTTGAGCTTCACGCTGCTGAACCATTGCCATTTGAGTTTCATGCAACTCGCGTCCGATAGCATCGCGGCGCTCCTGCATTACCCTTTGGCGCTGATATTCGCCGGGGTTGTTCTCAAGCAGATCGTCCCAATCAATTTGGGGCTGCATCGCGAATGCGATATCCATTTGCTGCTTGAAGGCTTGAAGATAGCTCAAGCTTTCATCACGAAGCTGATTCACATCGCGCTGGTTTTCCGAGTAGTGCTTTCGCAGTTCGGAAACTTCCTGTGCTTTCCGTGTGTAATCACTCTGTCGCAAGTAGCCCTTGCGGAGTTCCGAGAGCCTCACCGGCAGCTTTTCACCACCAATTTCAATCTCGTATTCCGGGTCGTCATCGGTATTATTCTCGGTCGCGTCCGCTTCATCAGCATTGGCTTCCGGTGTCAATTCGCCGTCGTTATCTTCAGAGTGTTCTACTTGAGAGTCGTTCGATACGCCGAGCATGCCACGAATTTTCGTCGCGGCATCATCAACAGAAAGACCTTGGTTTTCGACAGTCTCCACTTCGGAGGTATTGTCAGCAAGTTCTTCATTCATTCGTCTAATAAAATCCTTATGCGTTCAAAGATGTTGAATTGCTTCTATTTAGTATTCTTCGTCGTTTGAGGCTTCCAATTGTGCCTCATATCGTGCGATTTCGATGTATTTAGCGATGCGCTCTTTGAATAGTTTAAAGCCATGCGAAAGTTGTTGAACTTCCTTCAATGTCTCGTCGTGACCAAGAGGAACCTTGTTGAACAGAGCGAAGATATCTTCCTCTACCCAACGACAAACGTCTTTATAATCGGCGCTATTCATGAGCCGTTCGGCGGTATACGCCTTGTCTAAAATGTCTTGATTGATCATTGGAAAGTCCCCATGGGATCGCGCGGCAAGCTCTGTTCAAGCTTCAGGCGTTCCACTTCGATTTGTGCGGCGTATTTGGCTTCAATCTCTGCCTTATCCAGCACGAACTGTTGTGCCAACGCATCGCGCTTAAAGTCCATTTCGGCGGCAAGCTTCTGCATTTCGAATTGCTGCTTTGCCGCATCCGATTGTGCCTTTAGTTGCGCCTTGACCTTCTCGATTTCGATCAATCCGGCGTTCGGATCGACGGGTGGCGGGGGCGGGGGAGCGGGCGGCAGAAGATCAGGATCGGTCCAGTGAGCAGCCGTGTTCTTGTACCCGGACAGTTCAGTCAGTTTTGCCACGGTGTTAAAAATGTTCTTCGCATTGGCGATCGGGAGACCTTGCGCCATTGCCTGATACTGCTGTGCCAAAAGATTATTGAGGGACGCCATAGACTGGTCGCGGGACATGACTCCAAAGGCAACCGACGTAGTGACGTCAAAATTGATGTTGTATTCATCAACGGGGATAAAATTGCCGGTCAGTCTGCCGATAAGCTCTTGTGCTTCGTCGGGCTTCTGAACAAGCAAATCGACAATGACCTTGGTCAGGTAGCGATAGCCAGTTTCAGCAAAAAACCGGGACACAGTCTCAATCAAAACCTGTTGGGAGTTCGACCGCTGATTGATCGCCGTGGCTGTGGTGCGCTGTAAATCCGATGCGTCAAGCGTCATCATTTGCGGTCCGACGCCAGTAGCAAAATCAAGCTTCTGTTCGAACTGCTCGATAATCCCCATAGCCTGAGCACCCGTAAACGGTGCTTGGATGAATCTAATCCCGCCGTCCGGGGCAGACGAGCGAATGACTTTACCGGGATGTGGGTTGGTAATGTCGTCCATTGACGTGATGTCGGGATCAATGACGGTAATCGGGAAAACCGACATATGAGCCGAGTCGAGAACAACCCGGTTCATCTTCGTTAGAAGCTCGTGATCATCTCCAATGCGGTCAGCAATACCCTGCCCAAACAAGGTGCCCGCAAGCGGGTAGGGGCAGAACGCGGCGTACGGATAGTATCGGGTAGTCTCTTCGTAATCGAGAAGCACCGGATTACCGCTATCGCCGCCAAACGTGATGCGATAATGACGTGATTTCTTGTCGAGTTTGAGCCGGGTGTAGACCGTGAAGACTTCGACCATATCCTTATCGAGTCCGCGTTCACCCGAAACGTCTTTGAGACGTTCAAGCGCCATACCATCGGTCTTTTCGTGTACACGCGGAACCCGATCTACAGTCGCCTTGTCAAAGCCAAGATCGATCAGGGCGGATCGGGACATGATTTTTCTGTGCCCCTGAAGCTTGGCGCGGATACCACCGGTTTCCGGGTCAAATTGCGCATCCTTCGACAGAACGACGTCTTCGGGATCGACGGGGAAGACATTCATGCAAGAGCGGCGGGTTACAGTTCGAACCTTGATGTCACGAACTTCAATGCCGCCCGGAATCGTGTACGGCTTACCAGACTCTTCAATGATGATCTGACCGGCTTCCTGCTGTTCATAGAACTGGACAAGCTGAACGTCCGGAATACCCTTGATCAGGCGGGGCAAAGACTCTTCCGTGACCGTCTCGAATTCAGCAGTCACGATTCCCAAGCCAGTCAAGAATCCATTCTGTAGCCAAGGATGAAGATAGCCAAGATGGTTGTTCTTTTCGGTAAGTATCCAGTTGACAACGGTCGTCTGTTGACGGGCAATCGCCTCATCTTCCGGACCGATTGCCCGAAACTCGCACACATGTTCGGGAGTGGTGAAGATGCGGATAAGCTGTCCCGTTGCCCAATCAACATGGTTCTGGACATGGGCAGAAACCCACTTGGAACGACCCTTTAATTGCTTGTCATCGGGCAGGAGTTCGCGATTGTAATATTTGAGCGCCTTTTCTTGCTTCTGCGCAATATTGCCGTTGGAAAAATTGACAGAGTCCTTCAGCTTCACGCCGATGGTATCAAGAATTGTCCGCTCGTCTTTCGTGGAAATAGCCATTATCCGCCAATAGTTTGGTATATTAAATTCCAACTATTTAGCGGCAAGCGTTGCGCAAGGCGGCTATTCCCATTGGGAAAGGTTGTCGTACTCGATTGGCTTGTCCCACTGGTATTTGGATGCGTACCGCGTGTGGGAAACCGAGAATGTCAGCGCCAATGCGTCGGCATAGTCCGGGGATCGACCAAGCCGCTTCTTGAGGGATTTCTTGTCTTCGATCTTGATCTTTGGCGCATCCTCATAGGTCGGAATAGCCAAATCTTCGACCAGCTTCTTATGGTTTGGGATTGAGACGTCGCCAGTGTGAATCCATTCGCGCATCTCCCACCAAATTTGGTCTCGGACGCGTGTGTATCGATCCGGTTTCCGCTTCGGGACTTCGGCGAACATGCATTTGTAGACGGGGATATCGAAGTGTTTCAGTGCGTCAAAAACACCAGCGCCAAGCCCGTTCCCATCGACCGCGATAACGGCGGGGCGGTTGATTTTCGCGGTATTCAAATAGAGTTCCTTGACCCGCAAGGCGAGCGCTACCGGTTCAAGTCCCTGCCATTCTTCAAAACCCCGCAAAACGTTGTCGTGCCGGATGCAGAGCACGGATTTGTCTTTACCAGCGCCAGCCGGATCAAGACCCCAAATGATCGGTGCCTTCGGATCAGGAACCACTTCCTTGTTCGATATCGCGTCTTCAATGAATTCGCGTGAAATCAACCCGTCCACATCGGATAGGGGAAATTCACCTTCGACCATCGCCAGATAGTCGCGGCTGGTTACGCCACCATAGAGACGGGCGAACCGTTCTTCGTCACCGGGCTTATAGTTCGGCTTGTCACGGATAGTCCCGTGGACCTTAACCCAATCCTGCGAAAGTTCCGGGTCGCGCCACGTCCTGAAGAAAAAGCCGCTCGCCTTGTCCGGGTTCGACACAAGGACAACTTTCGCGAAATCGTCGTTTAGGACGTTCAGGAGAGCGCCGGTAAAAATTACGTCTTCGATACCGCTCGCTTCGTCGGCAATGACGATGTTGTTTTTGGAGTGGAAGCCACGAGCCGCCGCGATGTTGTCTTTCGAAACAAGCCGGTACTCCGCCCAACAGGTTTCACCCCCGGACTTTCTGGCAATCTTCGTTGCCGAAACCTCGAATAGGTCTTTGAATACAGGGTCCATCTTCGCATACAGGACTTGGAGTTCGTTCCAAATTCCCGATTTGATGGTTGATTCAGACGGTGCGAAGATCGTCACCTTGACTGGATTGAAGACGATCAGGGACCACCAAAGCGATATAGCGGAAACGAACGTCTTTCCCCAACCCGACGAACCGCCAACCGTGATCGTGTCGTTATTTTTGAAGGCGTCGGCATATTCGATTTGCTTGGGTGTCAGGGTGACATTGAAGACGTGCTTGGCAAACAGCGGCATGTCTTCGTAAAAAGTATCGAAAAGTCCTTTTAGCTGATCGTAATCGTATTGCGGTTCAGTCATCTTTCTTGGTTATGAGGCGCAACCGGGCACCACTGTTGTTCTCGAAAATCGCTCAAGAAAAAATTGATTACTTGCCGTCGCCGTCCTTGGTAAACAGTCGCAACAGCAGCGAACCGAAGTCGTCCTTCAACTTTGCCGGATTGCGCGCATAGTCCTTGCCGATTGCGATGAATCCAATGGCAAGCTGCATACCAACCAGCCCAAGGACGAAGCCTACCGCTCCGTGAAACTGTAGTGCGGTCACACCAAACAAAAGGAGAAAGGTCGGTGTAAGGAAGGCGGCACACAAAGCGCCAACAGCACCAGCGATGATCCTTTCCCATGGGGAACCATTCTTATTGACCAGCGCGTGAACAAGCCCACCTGCGAGGCCCGCAAAAAGGTGTGTCGGCTGAACGCCAATCGCGGCGAGCCAAGCGGCAATCGCACTAAGCATGGTCATCGCCCTCGTCTTCAATTTCCAGAGGCACGAAATTCGCGTCGATTACCGGAGCAGCGGGCGTAATGTCCTTCATCGGCTTACTGCCGACTTCGATCTGCCTGGCTTGCCGGTCCTCATTGATACGAGCCATCATGTCGCTAATCTGGTGATTATGGTTCACATTGACCGTCTGTTCGGTCGGAGCCTTGGAAATGTTCATTTCGGCAATCCACATCGCAGCCTTCATGCGTTCCTTGGCTGGAATGGTGTCGTCAAATGCCATGTCGTAGAGCAGTTCAGCGACGTCCTGTGTCTTACCGGCAAGCCACTCTTTTGTTTCCTTCGGTGTAGGCACGCGACCCCCTGTCTTTTCCCGTCCTTTCTGGAATCCAACGCGTTTCAACCGGTCGATATGTTCAGGCGATTTCAGCCGATCCATTTCTTCCTGAGATACAGTGCGCTTCTTCCGCCCTTTCTTGCGCGGCAAATCCGGCAACGGACCAATATCAGATTCAATCTCACTCATAGACAACGCGACCCCCGATGACGGTAAGGAAAACTTCCGCGTCTTCATCCTCGACAAAATCGATAATGAAATGGGAAGGCTGGATATCCATGGTGAATTGGTCGCTAATCAGCGGGCGAATTGGGCGAATGAATTTGCGAATTACCCATGCGTCAAAGTCGTTCGCATCACGGGCGGTTTGCATCTCCGATTTGTAGCCATTGGGGAATTCGAATTTGATTTTCACTCTTGAATTTCTCTTGGATTTAGGTACTGGCTTTATTTATCGGCAAATCGAATTAGAGAGGGAATTGGAATGGCAAACGAACCGACAAGCCAAGCGGCAAGTGCATGGGACTTGTTGTCCCGATATAAGTTGCCACCACAGAAGCCGAAGAATGCTGCGGTCGAAGCGTTCAATGCCGATATCAAGAAGATCGAGACGGCAATTCAGAAAGATAAGATAGCGGGCAAAGGGCAGTGGTTGGTTCGGCTTCTGAGAGGAACGGAGACATACGAAGTCAAGGTACTCGGTGAACTATTCTACGTTCCCAAGGGCGAGATGAGCACGCTGCTTAGCAACCTGAAGAAGGCGGCAGAAGACGAGAACGATACAAAGTTCCGGAAAAAGATCGAAAAGCATTATGCCGCCAGCACGGAAGAGACCAGCGGTCCCCGCGTCGGTAACGGCTAAGAGCTACAGGCAGGAATTCGAGAGAAAGGGCGGACTTCGGTCCGCCTTTTTCATTTGGATCGGAGTTTCCTATTTTCTATAAAAATTTTCCGGGCGACCATATAAGAAAGTAGAGAGCGCAGCGGGGGTAGGGCGGGTGTGTAATCCTTCCTATTTGCTCGACTTTTCTTCGGATCGGCGACCGCTGGATATGACAAAGGCGAGGTTTCCCCCGCCTTCGCTGCCTGTCTGCTGATGTCTCGATAGATCAGTTACAAATGCCGTTGATGCAGGTCGATGACCAGCTATCCCCGTCCTTATCAATCCCGTTGTGAAAGGTCGTGTTGCCAACTGTCGTGCTGTTCTGAGACCAGTTAGAACCCGTCTCGGAATTGTGTCCTTGCATCATCGTATGGTTGCCCATGCGGGTTACCGAATAGCTGTTACCGGAGTTGTCGAAACAGGATTGGAAGTTACCCGATCCGACGCAAGCCGCGTAAGCCGGTGCTGCGATCAGTGACAATGCGAGCGATGCAATAACAAGCTTCATAAAGCCTCTCCATTAGGCAGGAATCTAACCTGCGCACATTAGCGTGTGAGCGAATAAAAATGCAACGTGTTGTTGATGCCCGAAAGCACTACTTGCCGTGATGCCATGTCGCGCCAATTATTAGTTATGGCTAAAAGAATAGAGAAGGGCGATACAGCCGTGATCCGCGCCAAGATTGATAAGGTGTGGGAAAACGGCTTGGTGACCCTGCATCTGCCGGGATACGAACACCCGGTCACGGTTCACGAGCAGTATCTTGAAGAGATTATCCGGGGTCCCGAAGCGCCACGGGAACCCAAGGTGAAGGACCGAGAGAAGCCCCTCTATGACGAACGGACGTGAGAAGCGGTGAACATGCGACAGGATTGGGCGGCTTCGGTCGCCTTTTTCTTTGTATCCGGTGTGGTTCACTTAGGGGTTCCATCCACTAAACTATTCATTTGCGGTTCATTATAGGCCTATTGACCATTCAAACTGAACCGGCTATATGTGAACCATTCTAATTGAACCGTTGGGGAATTTTTATGTTTGCCAGACTTTATCTTCGTGCATCGACAGACGAACAAGACGCGTCTCGTGCTCGTGCTGCCCTTGAAGCATTCGCTAATGAACGCGGTCTTCAGATCGTCGCGACCTATGTTGAGAATGAGAGCGGTACGAAGCTGGACCGTCCTGAACTGTTCCGGCTGCTGAAGGATGCGCGTCCCGGTGATGTGCTGCTGATCGAACAAGTTGACCGGCTGTCCCGTCTCACTGCTGGCGATTGGCAGAAGCTTCGTAGTGAAATCGATGCGAGACAGGTGCGGATTGTCGCATTGGATTTGCCGACGTCTTGGATGCTCACCAATTCCAGCGATGATTTCACCGGACGCATGTTCGCAGCGATTAACGGCATGATGCTCGACATGTTGGCGGCAATCGCGCGCAAGGATTACGAAGACCGTCGCCGACGCCAGTTCGAAGGACAGGCTAAAGCCAAGGCTGATGGTCGATACAAAGGGCGACAGGAGAACGTGAAGCGCAATGACGGGATTGCCAGCATGCTCGATAAGGGCATGTCGTGGACGCAAATACAGGACGCTACAGGGGCAAGCAGAGCGACAATCGCGAAGATCGCTAAGAGGGAACGGATAGCGGCGGAATAGGCGTAATAATAGAAGGCAACAGGCGACTAAGGCGGCTTCGGTCGCCTTTCTTTTCGCGCGATGATCACGATTTATTGACCACCACGTGATCATGAAACTGTGAATTTCCAATGGTGCGATTTGATCTAGACTCAATGCATGACCAAGCCAAACCCCGACAAAATCCCCGATCAACTGAAGCTGAAATTTCCCGGCTTTGAATCCCTCGCTATCGGGCGCTTTCCCATTGCCTGTACCGTCGTGATTGCCATGGTGTGGATGATGGTGTTCGCCATGTTGTCGTTGTTCGGGCATACGGTCGGACAGGCGGCAGGGCTGTGGTGATTGTTCAATGTTGAGCGTTTTTGGGCGGTTTCGGGCGAGTGGCGGCGGCGCGGGCGGGAAACGTGGAATAGGCGATTCGAGCGATAGCAATAGGCAAGGGCGGTTCGATCTGGACCGCTTTTTTTGTTTGTCGGTCTTCCTACAGCGCCAAACCGTGGATGATCCGTCACTAACTCCGGTTGAATTACAATGACTTACACAATCGGCTTGTCTGTAGAGAGACTACGCCGTTACCCTGTCTGTATGTTCAGCAAGAGCAGGAGTGAAGATTGTCCAAGCGCAATCAGGTCTTTCTGTGAATCAGTGTGAATAACTGCCAAAAAGTGTCGGCAGATCAATGGTTCACGAGAAATTAAAAAAGAAAACTTGCCTGTAGAGCGGTCACGGCTCTTCTTGTTTGTACGTTCAACAACAGCAGGAGTGTAGATTGTCAAAGCGCAATACCCCGGAGAATGAACAACTGAACTTGAATTCCCTTGGCGCGTTCGGCGGGTCGGCGGTTGGTCGCTACGCGATAACCTGTCTCGTCATCATTACCGTGCTGTGGCGAGTCTCTACCGTGCTGATATGGGCTTTGATGATGTGGGGCGGTGTTGTTCAATATTGAACGAGTTTTCGGCGGATTCCGGGGCGACGGTCGGGCGCGGGCGGAATATGTCATCAAAAGCGGAAGTAATGCCGTCTAAAGCGGATGTTGTATATACAAGTTCAGATTCAGTTGGCATGTAATAGTATAACGCCAGTGGCGGTGACGACGGGCGCAACTCAAGGATTGGCAGTTGTTGGCAGACGAGTACAGCCGAATGCAGATCGGTGCGACAGGGACTATCCAGCAGTCCGGCAGATGTTAGCAGGGAATGCAGATGGATCACAGCCGGGATGCAGTTGATTTCTAGTTGTCGGTAGGTGTTGGTAATGTTCAACAGGTCTCGACAGGATACCGACAGGGTTCAATCAGTTCGCCTCAAGATGTTGGTAGTTCGACAACTGGTACAGGTGACATTCTGCCAATTAAAAACTTGAACATTACCAATTACAGCGAGCGCAAGCGAGCACACGAGGCGTAGCCGAGTGACATGTGATTGGTGGTTCAACAATAGGATCGGTAATGAACCATCTGAAACTGATAGCGAATGACCCATTACTAGATAGAAAAGTTTCTTTTATTGGTTTTTTAACAAGTAGCAATTGATTGAATAATATGGTCGAATATTTCTCTACCAATTGTCGCCAATCATATGGTCGCTTCGCGACGAGCCTTCGGCTCGTAGTAACTTGTAGTAAACAAGTTGTATTGAATCAGTTATCACAAGCTGTTATTGAATCTACCTATAACAGGTGAAGCTCATTTATCTTCTATAATTAAAGAGGATAGCCGTGCTTCACACGGCATCAGTTGCGCCAGTCTTCACTCTATCCGTGCCATTGCTTCGATCATATCCACCTGTACGTTCTCGAAATCCTCCCGATACTCCACACCCATCATGCCATTGCTCCTGTTTACATCTGTTCGCAACAAAACAGCGCGTTATCCAAAAAAAAGCAACGAATTTGCGCACTTTTCATGAAAAACGCAATTAATCATCGCGGTTTTCGGGGGTCCGGATACTAAATACACGCGATGGAATGAAATCGGCTTGGTAATCGATCTTCCTTTCTATCAAGGTCGATAAGTCGGTTTCAGTTCCCTGCATTGCCCCTGTTTCAGTGATTAAACGAAAAGCAAGGCTGTAAGGACGTTACCAAGCCGGTCCTTATAGCCTTTTTCTTTATTCACTACTTAATACAATTGCGAGGCAATCAATAATGAACAACCATAAGCCCACCTTCTATTACGTCAATGCTCATGCAGGTAGCGGCAAGACCTATTCTGCCCACCAGTACATTTCGCTGCATGGCGGCTTCTTCACTATCGCGACACAGACCAACGATCTTTCCGACCAGCAAGCCGAGGACCTTGCCGAACTCGGTATTCAGGCAAGGGTCATCCGCCTTGAGAAGGGCGTGTCTAAATCCTGTACCGAACGGTATGTTCGCCATTGTAAGGATTTGCGCGAAAGCACCGCCATCATCAATCAGAAGGTCGCTCATCAAGACATTGAGGCAGCACGCAACCAACACCTGATCGTTGACGAGTTTCCTTCCCCTGTCGAGAAGTTCACCCTGAACGAAGGCATCTCTGCCACTCGCTCTTTCATCGGCAATCTAATCAAGGCAGTACCGTGCGAGTTTCCCGGCTTTCTTGAAGTCATCGACACCGACGACACAGCGGAAATTGCCGAGTCTGGCAAATCGCAAGAGAACTCCCTGAAAGAACACGTCGTCCAGATTTGCGAGCGGATTCACTCCGAGCATTATCGCCTTTTCGTTGCCGACCGGAATTACATCAACTTCAATTCCGGTCTGCCGGATGACGAAAGCGTTTCGGACGATCAGGACGAGTCGAAGAAGCGGCTTGTCCTGTATGCATGGGTTCAGCCGTCCATCCTGAAGAACTACCGTTCAGTGACGTTCATGGGGGCGAACTTCCCGGATCAGAAGCTTTTCCACTACTGGAAAGACAAGGTGAATTGGGTTGAACATCCGGAAATCAAGGGCGAACGCTATGACGACTTTTCGCACAAAGCGCCGCTGATCGACTTCCGGCACATGAACGAAGGTGATGACCTTGTGTCTTGGAGTCACCTGTCGAATAACATCGGCTATCAGAATTTCGTTGACTCCGTGGCTGATGTAGTTGCCCGCGAATTTCCGGGGGAAGATCACATTGTCACGACGAGCGCCAAAGATGATGCCTCTTGGAAGCTGTCGGGCGGGGAGAAGATTTCCCCGAACCCTGTCGGTCTGAACGCCTTTCAGGATCGCCACGTTGCGGTTCACTTGGCACCGCTTCGACCGAGCAATATGGACTTTGCCATTTGGCAAGCCGTCGCTGGCGTGAGTCCGTCCGAACTGATGATCGCCCAAGCATGTGAGATGCAGTATCAGTTCTTCACCCGCACAGCGAGCCGCGACGGTAAGCACCATTCCGAGTGCGACAAGCGCCTTACTTTTATCACGATTGACCTTGCTGTTGCTGACTATCTCCGGGAAGTCTTCTGTGTCGAGAAGCCATCTGAACTGCTCGTGATCCCGGCTCTTACCGAGTACGTAAAGCCGCCGCGCAAGACCCGAAGCGACAAGAAGAGCGCCGAAGAGAAGAAGGCGTCAAAGACCGCAAGGCAGCGTGAACGTCGTGCTGAAGAGCGAGCCGCTGAAGCCGCTGCGCAATTGAACGTTTAAGAGGAAGCGCAATGTTTCCCAAAAAAAGCCGACAAAATCGAAACCAAGGAAGCGCCTAAGCCCGAAACAATCACGAGCGAACAGCTTCACCGTATTCAACAATTTCTGAGCAATCCGACCAACCTTTCAACGGAAACAGCCCGGCAATGACCGGGCTTTCGTTTAATTGGCGGTAGCCTGTCTCGATGCCTCGATAGACCGCCCAAATTCCTCATTGACGTGTTTTGTCAGTCCACCCGGATCCCCACACCCGAGGCCAGATCGAGCGCTTCCATAGCCGCCCATTCCTCGTCAACCTTGGTATTATTCAATGTTGAACGATTTTGGCAGGAATTCTGGCGATCACGAGCGGCGTGCGGAAAACGTTATCAATGTAAGAAGTCCGCCCCGTCATCCCATGTATCTATCCCAAGGCGTCCTTCACCCGCTTATCAAAACTTTCTTCTTCCTTCCGGCTATGCGAAAGTGCATCGGCCTTTTTCGCGTCTCTATGTCGCTTGATCAACACGTAAAATGATTCCGGGTCTTTCGCCGCTTTGGTGTCCACAAATCGTTGAAAGGTCGCGTATCGTCCAAGTCGATACGAGCAAATAAAGAAGAGCACCAAAACAATTGCCGTCTTGATCGCGAACATCCATTGAGAGGATTCGCTCCAAACAACGACGTGTGTCGCTGGATACACTGCGTAAAGTGAAATCCAGTCGATTGCGAACGCAAGAAAGACCAAGGTGATAATCGATGTGGTGATTATTGACCGCCTGAATGCTGCCCGCGCCTTTACAGTACATTCGGCAATTAAATTGTCGTCCATTTGTAACCCCCATGTTTTCGTCTAGATGCACACCGGATGCGAAAACATCAATTCCATCAGTTCTGGCAAATGGCATCCATCTTGGTTTTCATGTGCGCTCGCAAGTCCACCGAAGCCGGGATCTTGAGTTCAGCGATATAGCGATTGAATTCGTCTGTGAGCCGTTCGTGAAACTCTGTCCGGTTTACCTGAATGGTGCCGTCTGGCTGAAAGACCAGCATATCGCGACTGCGTTTTACCAATATCTTGTCTGTCGTCCCGCTGTGATGCAATGCGCATCTACCTTGACTGTAGAGTTCACCCGCCTTGGCATCCCACTCGGCAGCATTGGGGACGCAAGCCTGAAAATCGGTCCATGTTGTCAGGAAGTTTTTGAAGAGTTCGGAGCTTTTTCCATTCTTGTGCTTGACGACGCCTTCGCGGAAACCCTGAATGGTCTCGATGACAAGGAAGTCCAATGCAAGGATAGCAAATCCGAACTTTGTCGTGGTGTCGGTTTCCCCAACATCGATTAAGGCTTTGGCGGGTTTGAGAAAGCGGCCTTCAATTCGGTCCTTCAAAATATCCACCGCCATGACCCAATTGGCTTCAGTCGGGTTGCTGTCCAGACCAAGGTTTAGCCAGTCTTGAACGGTGTAGCTGGGGCTGATTTCAATCTTTCCGGAAGTCGTCGCGCCCATGTTGTCCCCTTTGTGGTCTCTGTGATCTTGCCTATAGCCGATGTACTCTTTTACCGCTATCTCTGAAACGGGATTCAATCAAACGGGGCACGGCATGTTTAGAACCACAGCATTCGCTGTCGCATTTGGTTTTTGCGGGATGGCGCAAGCCAATGAAGAGGCTATAGCGCGCTTCAAAGACTACCTTCCGCAACAGATCAAGGAGTTGCCGGAGAAGGACCGGTCTAGCGTCGTCCCGATGATGTTCATTGGCGCAGCCAATTTGGCGATGTCGGAGTTTGGTGATCTTGTTATTCAAGCGAACCTGAATTCGCTGATGTACAACGGTTTAGCGGATTACGAAGGTGCCAAAAAGGATTTCCAGAAAGACCTTGGCGAAGAGCCGACAGGGGATTTAACTGTCTGGCAAATTCACACTCTTGGGTATCGGTCATCTCGCCTGAACTTGACGCATGTCAGCTTCTTCACCTTCGACTACGGCGGGATTCTCTCGAACGGCAGGGCATCTGTTAAAGGGACAGTCAAAATAATAGGCGAACGAATTGCGTACCCGATCAATCATACTGTAATTGAGTGTTTTCAAACCGAAGGGTACTGTAACTATCGACAAATTGCCCTTGTGCTACCTGATGAAAAGTCGTGGGTACAATCCTATAGCGTCATGCAGGTAGCGAACGATTATTACAAAATAACGCGTTGGGAAAACGATCAAATAGACGCTGTCCCCTATAACAGCACGGCTTGCCGCATCAATCAGTTGAGTCTGAATTTTGCGACCAAGGAATATTTCGAAATCGCCCGCAATAACACGGCAGGTGATTGTGACACTGGGCTAGGTGTCAAGCTACCCCGGCTGGACAAGCCCCGCGTATCTCAAATCGTTGATGGTAGGGAAATCGTCGATGCAGAATATAAACGCATTGATGAAGAGGCTAGAGGCTATCTCTCTAGCGCATTTCGCAAGCGTCTCGGATCGATAAAAACGAAGCGCTGACAGAATCCAAGTGAACTCATGTCTCAAGTGGTCACGGAATAGACCGCAATAGAATAGGGACACCGGCTATATCGATGTCCCCTTCAGTCCCTTGGCTCTTTCATGTTACCTTCAGCGCTATTCCGTGATGGTACAAATCCGAATGCTATCCCTTTGCCATTCAGGACCGTTTTCCTGATCGGCTCTGATTTGCGCTTTATCGCTACAGTTGATGGAAAGTGGGTGACCGGGAAACATTTCTTTCTGCTGCTCTACCGACATGGGTTCGATACGCACCGAGTAGCCATCCTCATAAAAGACGCGGCAATGATCTTTCAGACCGATGTTCATCAGGTGGTCGCACCGAAGCTGATATCGCACCACAACCGCGTCGATAGTCGAGTAGATGAATGCGCGCCCGTCTTTGACAACGAAGTCATAGGCTTCCTTAAACACCCCGAAATAGGTGAGCAGAAATAGGCACACGCCAATGAAGGCAAAGAAGATAGTTACCGCGATGGTGCCCACGTGCCTGTCGAAAAACTTCATGTCATTTTCTCCCCTGTTGTTCTCTTAAGTTTAGTCGAATAGCCGTAGTTCGTCCCGGATGCGCTTCCGGTTTAATGCATGTATGCGAGCAGCTTCTATGAAACCGGCATCCAGAGCTAGTTTAATGAGCCGGTCTAATCCGCGAAAGAATTCTTCTCGCAATTCCTTATCCAGTATCAGCTTTTGGTATGTAAATTTCGGTTCCTTCATGGTGATGTCCGTTCAATCGAATTTCTCAAAATGCGCTTTCATTTCGTTGCGGCTGTCGATGTGGTTCAGAGCCGCCTTATAATGACCGGCATCCTTCGCCATTTGAATCAGCCGGTCATAGCTGGCAAAAAACTCGTCTCGTTTCGCCCTGTTTCTGATTAGGGTGTCGTATGTGTATCCTTGCATTCGGGGTATCCCATGGATTTGGGATACGACGTTGTACATGTTAAAGGGCGACGGTTTCCCCGTCTATTTCGCTTCGGTCATATCGCGTTGTTGTTCGTGGTTGATTAAGCGGCTTTCGCCATTCTTTGCTTTGCGTATTCCAATGCCTTTTCCAGTGCTTCCTTCTTATTTTCGAGTTCGTATCCAGCGCCGTAGTGCATGGAATGTCCCTTGGTGGTGTGACCAAGAATGGAGTCCTTCAGGGTGTCATTACTCCCACTTCGGCGTAGCCAGTCAGCCATGGTATGGCGATAACTGCCGAAGCCTTTTCCGGGTGTGACGTTCCGGAAGAAGTCCGACATCGCACTGTTGATTTGGTCCGGTCCTTGGGGGGAGTGGTATACCGTGAACCCTTGTGGATACTCTTGCATTGCGGCTAGAGCATCCCCAACAAGCGGGATGTCTCTGTGTCTCTTACCCCCGCGCTTCACCCGGTTGCGAAGCCCGTTCGGGCGAATGGAAATATACGGAATTTCGCAATCCAGATGGATATCCGAAGCTTGCATCAGAGCAAGTTCCTTGGCGTTCGCTCCTGTACATTCTCCAATGCGAATGATTGCCTTCGCTTCCGGTCTCATCCCGGACTTTTCGCGCGCTACCCGGATTGTCGTTAGTTCCGCTTCAGTGAAGGGCGGTCTTGCCGCGTCGTCATCGAAGCCGGAGATTTTAACGTCTCGGAAGGGGTTTTCCTTCCCTTCATAGTCTTCGTCAAAAACGACGTCGAGAACGATGCCGAGCCAATCCAGTTTCTTCTTAGCCGCATCGCTCTTGAACCCCCCGTCCACGACACTTTGCTTGAGTATCTTCCTGTACTCCTTGGCGTCGTTTTTCGTGAGTTTGAGAACGTCCCTGTCACCCATTGCGTCAGTGAAATCTTCGACAATTTTTTCATACCGCCGCCAAAAGCGCTTGGCTTCGACAGGGTTCTTACCCTTTACCTTTTCCGGGGAAAGTTCCTTGAAGCGCTCGAATGCTTGCTTGAAGGTAAGGGCGGCGACTTCGACAGCGCCGACGATTGCGGCTTTCTCATTCGCGTTTGGCTGCTGAACCAGCTTCAGCGCGCTAAAGATCGGAGCCAACATTTCGACCCGTTCTTCAATTCTAGCCGCCTGAAACTCTTGGGCAGGACGATACCCGAAACCAAGATATCCCGCCGCTTCCTTCACGTGGTCGAAGGTGAGCGCGTTAGTATCTGGCGTGTGGAACAGCTTCATATGCTGTTCGATCAGTGGACCGAGTTTGATTAGCGCTTGCTTGCGGTCCTTCGTTCCGAGCGACTTCCGGACCTGCCGTTTGCCGCCAAACCGTGCGATCTGATCCTTGGGAACGGTAAAGAGGAAGTAGTAAGTTCCGTTCCGTTCCTGTAGATATGAGCCGTAATTTCTAGTCAT